CTGAATAAAGCCCGAAAGCGACATCACTACTTACTCTATTAGTAGTAGAATATAAAATTGTTAATGCGCGAGGCATTTCAAGAGGCCCCGGGACGCATGATTGATAACCGTGGTATAAAGCTCCAGAGACTAAAGCAGCGCTAGTCAATTCAGACCAGTTGCTATTATCCCAACTGATACTATCTGTTAGATAATTAAACGCACTAAAAACTTTAGTAAACGTACCAACCGGGCACCCGTTTTTAGGTACTACAGATAGTTTTACTTCATACGCACCTGGCCAATCGTATATAACTGGCTCAGTAGTCAAAGTGCTATCCGTTACTTGAGTTATTTCGGTAACCACTCCGTTACCGAATGATACTATTAAAGAAAAATTATTTAATACATCTACCGGATTAACTGACGGTCCAGTAGGCAAAATAACATTGCATACTATTGGAGTTGCGTGCACGTATCCACTAGCAACCCCTGTAGTCGTACTAAATACTTTAAAATTAATACCAGATATATAGGTACCTATAGGTAAACATAATACCGGTGCAAGAGTGGTAGTTGTGGTAGTGGTCGTGGTTGTGCTCGAACCAGAGTCTTCCGTGACCAGAAAATTATTATCTTCTGTTCTTAACCGATCAAGAGCTTCTGTTGCGATGTAATTTACACTCATGCATTACAGGTTGTAGGCAAGCACTGTTAATTGCGCGTACGTTATTGATCCGCTTGATGTTGTTGATGCTCCGCGTATACCAAACTTTACCGTATCAGAACCAGTTAAACCAGTTAGCAGTACAGTACCTGACTGTGATAGTCTTAAATCCCCGTCTACCGTATCGGCTTGCGGAAACTGTGCCTGTTCAACAGAACCACTATTTACTTGATACACGACGTTAAGATTAATACCGTTTACTAGATCAGAAGCATATGCTTCTAAAGTATACGAAAATATCATAGAGGTTTTACCAAAACGTTTAGCTTCATAGCCTGCCGAACCTGAGCTCCACCCTATAAATGTACAATCTCCACTCAACCAATCCGGTGTACCATCATCATTATCTGGACCAGCTGTAATTGTATAGGGATTATTGCCCTCATATCTTCCGTACGCAATTACCGGCATAGTATTACCAGTATTGTTTATATTACATAAAGAAGAGCCTGTTGTTAGTACTCCTGCTTTAAGCAACGGTGTCTGTAAAGTAATTGCAGCTGTAATTTCCCCACCAGTTATAACTCCTGCATCAAGATTTATAATATGGGCGCCTTGCATATATACCTGCCCACCGACCACTTCAAAAGGTACAATAGCATTACCACCGCCTGGATCAGCAGGATCAATAATTTGAAATTTGTCTGCTATAATAGCAAAAGTTGCATTAGTGCCCGTTGCTTTTACTAAACCGGTTACATTACCGCTTGCATCTATACCTGGAAAAGGGGTAAATGCTGCTTGCCAGCTGCCTCCTGATCCGAATGTGCCTACGTAGCGATATAACTTGTTATTGTCATCAATATCATACCAAGAATCTCCTTCAAGTATATACGCTGCAGAAGGTTCTGAAGCTTGATAAAATACTACATTACCACTGCTTTCTCTTACTGGTGTTGACCAGGTACCAGTTTCTAAAGCAGAACCTGCAGCATTAATTAATGCTGAAGTTGACCATAACACTTGATTACCAGATGGTATAGTTGTAGACCAGCTAGCTGGCGGATAAGGAGTCGACGCAGGAGCGGTTGGAACAGCGTTTGTTCTTTGATAGCGTTTTTCGTAATACGCGCCGGCCGTACCACCGCCTGGTGCGCCAGTAGTGCCTTGATTACCGGCTGTGCCCTGTGGCCCACCACCGCCATTAGTAGCTAACCAGGTTCTAAGTTCATTAAAAGAAATTGCTTTGGTTTGACTAGAGTTAACTATAGGCAGTACATTTGTGCCTTGAGCGGCAGTACTTGTTACTGTTGATAGTTCTGAAATTTTTACATTTGCGTCAGGCATATAGATATTTAGGTTAAATGTTTACCACAGAAGTATCCTGAGAAACATCAGTTGTTACTAGTATACGATCTGCAAATTCATTTATGTCATTAAAATATAAAGCTTGGAAATTTTTTAGTTTATAGTTTTTAGTTGTAATATAAATGTCGTTAGAAGGATAAGAAGGGTTCCATATTGTTAAACTAATACCCAGCACTTTATCTCCTGTATCTAAACGTTCAGTATATACTGACCGTACGCCGTTTATACTCTCTATTTGAGAAGTAAGCGTTAATAAGTCTATATTATAACCCAATGTAATAGTAGCTGGGTTAAAAAACTCTTGAACTATACCCTTAACTCTATTTTGTACTGAATATGTAGAAACTTTAGCATTACGTTCAAGCTCTACCACCAAGCGAGTTTGAGAAATAATATCGTTTAAATTTTTATCAGAATCAGAACCGTAACCAACTGTTACCGCTTTATAGACCGGGTCAGTAACTATAACATCAGATGTTAAAACCTTTTTATTATCGCAAGTTTTAGTAATAAGTGCTTTTTGAGTTGGGGTGAGATACTTTGTATAATCGTTTGAAGTTATGTTCGTCGCTTTAGGCAACGCATATACGTATATGTTATTAAAATTACAGGACGTTGAAAACGCTATTTGATTATATAGCACTCTACTGTCCTGATTAGGATTAGTAAGGCCTATATCATAAAAATAACGAAGATGATCATTTACGTAGTCAGTATTACTATAAACCCTTACATCTTGTATAATATTATTAAAAGTAGTCTTTATAAAGTTTTCAAAATCACTACTTGTAATTAATCTATATTGGGATTTAAATGCTGCCGGAGCATTAGCTCTAATACTGTCGGCACCTTCGGCTTCAGTAAATAGAGTGGATGGATTAGTATTATCAAAAAATAAAGCGTTAATATCGGTATCGTTTAAATAAGTTAAATCTGTACTAAACACGTCTTGTTTAATAATATTCCATTGCGCAGTTGAGTATAAAACAGCCGGCAAATTGCCTATAGCATTAGCTGCTATTTGACCCCCTGTACCAACCGATTCAAGATAATAAATAGCAACAACATCTCCGGTATTTAATTTTTTACCGTTTATATTATCTCCAAACTTAAGTTCATAGTTACGATTTTCATTATAACGAACTTCGTATTTGGTGTCAGTAGCATTTTCTAGATATAAAGAATCTGTACGGGTCCATTGACTCCATTTACCTGTATTAATATCGTTTATATAAACGTCTATATTAAAATGATCTACTAGTATACCGCTGCCAGGAGACACAAACACTGTTTCGTTGTTTACCCCTAAAGAGCTATATAGTGGGTACTCTACCCATTTGCCTTGATATAATAATGCTTGATTGCCTATCGCTTCAACAAATTGGGTACCGGTAATACTTTTAGTAAAAGACACATCAGTATTAAAAGTATAGGGAGTGTTATTTACTCTTAAAAAAGTATAACGCGGTATTGTGTACGAACCAGTGGTTAAATCCTGTGTAGCAGAACAAGTAAATGTAATAGTCGACGTCTGCATGCCTACTGGAGAATAATTTACGAGCTTAACTATACGATTAATATTTTCATATATTTGAGCTTCACTAAACATAGACTCTGTAGAAGTCTTGTTTAAATAAAACATTAAAGTATGAAACGAATACGCAACAATATTAGTTATAGCGGTAAGATTTGACCCCTCGAGGTATTGATCAGTAAAAAGCCCGCTTTGAGTTAAACGGTTACGAATAAAGTCTCTAATATTAGTAGCGTCAAATGCAACATATTCGTTGTATTGTACGTTAAGGGCTGATGCATCTGTTGTAAGTGTAGACATTATTATAAAAATGTATAACCAGTTTTTGTAATAGTACCGGGTATTTTAATTTTTTTATTATTCAAAGCAGGTATTTCTATACTTAATGTAATAGTGTAGGTTTGCTCGTCTTCATTGATTACTACATCTAGACCTGTTATTTTTATACGCGGCTCAAATATGCTTAAATTATCGACTATAGTATTACCTATATATTGAGCGTTAGACTCACTTACAGGCTCAAATAAATACTGAACTAAGTTTAATCCATATCTTGGATTTAATAAATTCTGGCCAGGCACGGTATTAAACAAAGAAAATATAGAATTTTTCACAGCTGCTTCATCATAATCTGAAGTTAAATCTTTAGCGATTGGATTGGTAAAATCAAGTTGCAAATCTGAATATGTATATCGATCTGGAGTTAGCTGTACCTTTTGTAAGCCTGTAAAGTTAAGGGAAGCCATTGTAAAATACTTAGGGAAAGAGTAAGTAATATCATTATATGAAAAATAGTAAGTTTAACCCTTTATTTGAATCACTTTATGATCGTTTCCGCGAAGGTTCAGGATTTTTAGCAGGGGATGTAGTTAAACTTAAAAGCGGGTATGAATCGATGGATTGCTATAAGTCTTTAGCAGAAAATGTAAAGCAACGGGTTAAAGATATAGCTAAGTCAGGTAACAATATTCGCATTGGTCGTTTGCACAATAAACATTCTGGTTACGGAGCCTTAGGTGGGCCTATTCATCCTGCTTGTCATGCAGATGTTTATGAGGAAGTAGCCCCAAGTTTTTGGCGTAATTTAGTAACATTACCTGTTGAATGCTTAGAAGAAGTTAACACCGGCGTTAATCTTCCACCAGTACCAGATAGTCAAAAGGATACTAGAGATAGAGTTACAGGCCCTACTGAAGTAAGCAAGAATAAAGAATATAAGAGTGAAGAGACTAACGACCAGACAAAATTAGCTGAAAAACAAACACATGTTAAAAAAGGAGATTACGATCTCGCTACAAAAAACACAACTCTACCGCATTCAAACAAATATAATGATGATAAGCCTTCAAAAGTAAAAGGATTAGAAAAGGCTAAAGAAGTTAACGAAGCCTTTGCTATAGAAAATATCTATACAAAAATGCTTACTGAAGACGTTGGAGCAATGGGGCAAGTCAATCCAAGTATGTCAGACGAAGGCGATCAATTAGCGGGCAATCCTCATATACAATCTGAAGATGAAAAGCAAATGGACTTGCCTTATCCACCAGAGCCTGAAGGCCTAGAACAATCTGAAATTAAATTTTCTTACAGTCTACCTGAACCACAGGAAATGGAAAAAATGACCGATAAGCAAATCTTACAATCGTTCGGTAAATTAGGTAGAACTTTAGATAATATGGAGCCGCATGAAAAAGATACTAAGTTTGCAGCACTAGTTGGAGACTATGTAAAAAATGTAAGCCCAGGACTACTACAACGTATTAAAGACCTAAGCCATAGAAACAGAGCTAACAAATCTGACTTAATGCAATAAGACAGCTAAAGAAATTAATTTCTTGGTCCATTACTAAAGCGCTTTTATAAAGACTATCCGAGACTTGCAGCAATGCAAGTCTCTTTTTATCTTCGGGTAAAGAACTCTTGTATATAGCGTTAAACAGGTCTTTAAGTAATTTAGGGTAATCATTACCGAACGTTTGCTCGCTTTCAATAACAATTTTACGTAGAGACATTAAGTCTTCTTTATTAACAACCTTTTCTAAGATCTCTTGCGCAAAGCCTTCGTTGTTAATCGTACTACCTATATTAAGTTCTCCGCCTATAACACTTCTCTGAATATAGTTAATAATTCTACGCAGATCAGGATAATGGTAGCGTATAACCTCTTTCAGGCGGTCAATTTGCTCGGGACATACCTGTACACTTTCCTGACGAAGTATATAAGCTACTCGCTTGCCATATTCACTAATAGGAGGAGTAAAATCAGTGAAAACTTGGCAACGAGATTGAATGGGCTGAATAATACGGTGTAGATAATTACCAGTGAGAATAAAACGGGTATTGCCGGCGTATTCTTCCATAACGTTACGCAAAGCTCTTTGCCCCGCATCGGTAAAATTATCAAACTCGTCCAGAAAGATAATCTTAATCTTTCCGTCAATACTCTTAGTCTGCGCGAACGATAAGATAGAGGTACGGACTTCGTCGATACCATTCTTTTCGCTAGCGTTAATGTATAGGTACTGTGCATCTAATATCTCGTTTACAATTACCTTAGCAAGCGTGGTTTTTCCAGTACCTGCATTACCGACTAAAAGCATATTGGGTATTTCGCCTTTAGTCTGACATTCTTGTACGAATGCACGTAAACTATCTGACAAGACCATATCGGCCAGTTTAGTTGGCCGAAATTTTTCAACCCAAATATTTTTAAGCTGTTCGTTAATTGACATTACTTTTTATCGGATGAGCCAAAACCCTTTTCACCGCGAGCTGTTTCGTGCACTTTCATTGACCACCCTACATTTGATTGTATTAGTGGGTATACAATTAACTGAGCAATCTTGTCACCTGCTTTTACGGTATAGTCTGCTTTACCGAAATTATAAAGTTTAATACCCATATCTCCACGGTATGAATTATCAATAATACCAAAATGTGGAGCAATGCTATGTTTAAACCCTAAACCAGACCTACCTTCAACTCTAAACCAA